GTGCTGACGCAGCTTATCAATGGCTTCGAGAGAACGGACTAGAGGACATCATTAAAAATGAAGTTTTTGTAACGTTCGGTAAAGGCGAAGATAACAAGGCGGAGCAATTGCTTGGCCTTGCAGAGCAAGAAGGGTTTGAACCTCAACAAAAATCAAAAGTTGAGCCGATGACTTTGAAGGCTCTCTATAGAGAGCGTATCGAGGCCGGCCTCGATATGCCCTCGGATTCTTTTAACTTATTTGTAAAGGATCAAACTAAAATTAGCCGGAAAAAATGAATCATGAAACAAGGAGAATGAACCATGAACCAAGTAACTAAAAAAGAAAACTCAAGCGTAGCTTTAGCGAGCATGTTTGAGGACGACCAAGCTGGTGGTATGCAAGGAATGGGTAGCGATGATTTTGCTATGCCTTTCTTACGTGTGCTAGGACAGTTGTCACCCGAGACAAACAAACGGGACGCCAAATATGTAGAAGGCGCTGAACCAGGTATGATATTTAATACCGTGACTAAGCAGACATATGATGGTGAGAAGGGACTCAATATTATTCCTTGCGGTTATAAGCGAGAGTATGTTGAGTGGAGTGATAGAGGCGAGGGCACAAGTGCTCCTGTTGCTATCCATCCAGTTAGTAGTGGCATTATTAAAGAAGCTACTAGAGGAGCTGATTGGAAAGATAGATTGCCTAACGGTAACTATCTAGAAAACACAGCGTCTTACTTTGTGTTGACGGAAGATTTGCAAACAGCATTGATATCCATGAAATCTACACAATTAAAAGTGAGTCGTTCGTGGAACTCGATGATGAATAGCATCAAGCTTAAAGGTAAGAATGGTCTATTCACACCGGCTGCATACAGTCACGTGTATAGCTTAAAGACAGTACAACAATCAAATGACAAGGGAACTTGGTTTGGTTGGAATGTGTCTTTAGTTGGCCCTGTACAAGATAAAAATATGTACGAGGCTGCGAAACAGTTTGCTTCTAGTGTATCTACGGGAGCAGTAGAAGCGAAACATGGCGAAGGTGAGACGAAGTCTAAGGACGACGTACCATTTTAATCATGGAAGAGGGCCCGAAGAAAACTCCCCCTTCTGTCGGGCCTTCGCATTATACAACTTTTGAGGACTATTGGCTAGAACAAGATGAGTTGTGGGAATTAAGTTTTAAGGAGTCAGTTAGACAAAAAAAAGAAAGGAAGAAAAAGAAAGATGCCGAGACCAAGAATATGCCCGACGTGTAATAGTAAGTTTGATATAACGAAGTGGCAAAAGAGTAAAATTTATTGCAACGATATTTGTAAACCAACTTGGAGACCTAACTCAGGTGGAGCCATTGGGAGACCAAAGGCTAAGAAATGAAATTTCAAGAAATATTTGAGGGTAACAACAGCGCCTACGGTATAATGAAACTCACCGGAGAGGTGACTGACAAAGGTAAAGCTGTAGCGAAAGCTTTTATAAAAAGAGAAAAAATAACAACACAACTATGGGTAGATCACCTGGAAGGCAAAGAACCTGCTTTAGGTGTTATTCCAATTAACGAGAAAAACGAATGTAGATGGGGTTGTATTGATGTAGATGAGTATAATTTAGATCACATATCATTGATGAGAAACATAAAGGGATTAAATTTTCCTTTGGTTACTTTTAGATCAAAGTCTGGTGGCGCACATTTATTTTTATTTGCTAAAGACTTTATTCCTGCATCATTAATGCAATCAAAACTTAAAGCAATGTCAGAAGCTTTGGGTTATGCAGGCAGTGAGATTTTTCCAAAACAAACTGTAATACACGTGGACAAGGGAGACACTGGTAACTTTTTAAATTTACCTTATCACGGTGGAGTCAGAGGATTAAGATACACATTTGAGGCTGGAGGCAATGCTGCTAGTTTAGAATCATTCTATTCTATATATGATGAATGGGCACAGACACGAGAACAAATAGAATCAATAAAAATAAAAGGAAAGGTGCAAGATAAAGAAGCATTTAAAGATGGTCCACCTTGTCTAAATAGATTGGCTGAAGAGGGTTTTGGTGAGGGATCAAGAAACAATGCATTGTTTAACATAGCTGTGTTTTGTAAAAAAGCTTTTGATGGTTGGGAAAACAAAGTTGGTGAATACAATCAAAAGTATATGACACCACCACTAACATATAACGAAGTGCAAACAGTTATAAAGTCTGTTGGTAAAAAACAATACGAAAACTACAGATGTAAAGACCAACCTATTTGTGGAGTGTGCAATGCAGCTAAATGTAGAACTAAAAAATTTGGTGTGGGTTATGATGAAGAGCAAATGCCGGAGTTGGGTCAGTTGTCAAAAATATGTTCAACACCATCGCAATATTTTTTAGATGTAGATGGCAAAAGAGTAGAGTTAACTAAAGAACAATTACACAATGCAAATTTATTTTCAATAGAGGTAATGGACAAAGCAGGAGTGGTTATCGCTAGTATACCTAAAGGACCAGATTGGAGAGAAATTTATTTAAAGACTTTGTTTGCAACTATGCAAGAGATAGAACCACTAAAATCTTTAGACCCTAAAGAAATGTTAATACATTTATTGCAAGAGTTTACTGTAAATAGGACACAGGCAAGAACAAGAGATGACATCTTAAGCAAGATGGCATGGACAGATGAGGATGGTAGTTTCTGTTATTTTAGAATGGATGACTTTTTTGCTTTTTGTAAACGAAACAATTGGGAACTAGATAAAACTAAGACAGGAAACTTATTAAAGAGTCTAGATAAAATTTTTGAAAAAGAGGTCAGACTAAAAGTTAAAAACCAAAATCCACATTTAATAAAAATCAATGCTATGAAAAAAACGACGCCTTCTATTAGTCCCATAAAATATGAGGAAACTCCTTTCTAATGAATATTTTAATTCCTAAATTAATATTGTTTCCAAAAAGAATTGTTACAGTTGATTTATTTTTTTTACAAATAACACAGTCTTACACTAATAAATTTTTTATCGGTGAATTAAAAGATGACATAAGAAAAAATGGTCTTTTATGTCCTTTGGTTGTGAGTAAAGAAAGAAGATTAATTGATGGTAATCATAGATATGAAGCTATGAAAGAAGATTATACACATGCTTTTGCATATGAAATAGAGGATATAGAAGAGGAAGATGTGTTTTTTTCTAGATTAAATTCTAGGTTGTGGCAGGAGAATAAATGAAAACTATAATCTTAGGTCCACCAGGTACAGGTAAAACAACAACACTATTAAATTTAGTCGAGGAGTTTTTACGTGCAGGCACAGACATAAAAAAGATAGGGTATTTTTCTTTTACAAAAAAAGCTGCATGGGAAGCTACACGCAGAGCAGAAGAAAAATTTATGTTAGATCAAAAAGACATACCGTATTTTAGAACACTACATTCATTGGCGTTTAGAATGTTGGGTGTAAAGAAAGAGCGAGTCATGAAATCAGCTGACTACAGTGACTTTGGCAAAAAATGTGGCATACCTATCAAGGTTGCTAGTTGGAAAGAGGATAATGGTATATTTTCTTCTGACAATGAATATTTAAGAATAATAAACCAAGCAAGAGTTAAAGAGATACCAGTATTAGATCAATACGATAAAAACAGACATGGTCTGGACATAGAGAGAGATTTATTATATCTGTTAGATCAAGAACTTAAACGATATAAAAAAGAGAAAGGACTTATAGACTACGATGACATGTTGGAACAATTTGTTGAACAAGATGTATCACCATCTTTTGACGTATTATTTATTGACGAGGCACAGGACCTCTCACCTTTGCAGTGGAGAATGG